TTTATATGACTTTACACGACGATTTGATTTTCTCGTTTTGCGTTGTTTTCTTGTATAGCGTCTTTTTTTACCGCCAGTAGGAGGATTCGTTTCGTCTAAAAAAAGTAAGGTGCCTTTTTTCCAACATTCGAAAGAACCATTAACATGATGAGAATTTACAGTGTTTGAAATTGTAGTACCATCCGATGTTATTAATTTATAATCAATAATGTTTCTCTCAAACTTACTTGTATTAATTTCACTAAGAGTTCCAGTTTGTATTTTGTCAATATCGGTTTTATTAATGTAAAATTTATATTGGGGAGGGGTGTCATTGCTAAAAGACTTACCAGCAACCATCACTGGTGTCACATGAATTCTACTAATGTATCTTACTTTATCTCCAGGGTTTTTTAAATATCCATTACTATCATAAGGTGGATAACATTTGACTTCGTAATTCTTGTCGTATGAAGTAGAAAAAAATTTTTTCATTATAATATATATAAATATTATTTGTCATATTTAGTGCTAAATATTAGGAAGTGAACAATATATCGCGGCTAATCATTATTCTAACACCGTTATTCTTCCGCGCCATTTGATGAAATGCTCTATGTTCACAATCTTCATAACGACCTTTAACATGACCATAATCTTTATACACTAATCCTTTTGAACGTTGTGCGATAGCATGTGATTTAATAAACTCCTGAGGGAATAAATCTGTTCGAACTCTGCCATCATAATACGTATTTAAAAATTTATTTGTTCTATATAGAGAGAATCCATTAAAAGATGAAATACATGGTAAAAGTTGACCTGGTTTTAAAAATTTTAATTTAAGCATGATGTAGTCTCTTATCACACTATGATAATGGAAATTGTTTTGGAAATGATTGTAGCTGAAACAAAATGGCCATATAGATAACGCCCAAATATCATAGTAGTGAGGACTTGTATTAAAAGACAAACCATCCCAGTCTTCTCTCATTAAACTTTTTTTAAGAGGTTCTACATTTATATTTTTACAATTGACATCGTCAAAATCCATCATTATAAAGTATGGATAGGTATCTTTATTTTCTCTAACATAACTCAAACAATGATTTCGTGCAATAGCTATTCTATGCGTTCTAAAATTTGACAGTGGTTTTTGATTTACATAAAAGAGTAATCGTGGGTTTTTCCGTTGATATTCTTTTAATAAATCTAATGTATTATCAGTTGATGCATCATAATAAATGACTATCTTGTAATCATCAAAGAGAGAACCTATTTTTTCAATATTTTCAAAAACCTTTGTTAAATATGGTCCACAATTTTTAACAGGTCCACATATACAACAATTCATTTACAATATATTTTTATTTAAAATTGAAAAATAAAATTATAATTCATATTTATTACAAAACAGATAAAATACACATAAAATATAAAATATAAAATAATGTTATCTATTGTAACCAGCAGATTTAACAATGAGACACGTGATACGAATTATGCTTACAGAAAAAAACACGGTTTTGCATGCATGTATTGCACACCCTTAGAATTGTCGCCACATATTTTATATAATACACCTGTATTTGTTATAGAAATGAACAATTTCACTAATAAAATCGAAGGAATTGGTCTGATTCGAAATAAACCAGAAACCCAAAAATATTACAAAGTTCATTCTGACAGTAATACGAACAGATATACTTATATTGGGGATTATTTTATAGACCGCGCGACAATGGATGATTATAATTCACTCTTTGTTTATGCTTTGGAAGAAATATTATTCAAAGGATATACTCATTCCAAAAGAGGGACAGGATTAACTAGATTTCCCAAAAAATTTTTAAAAATAAATATAGATAATGTGGGTATAGACATTGTAAAAGAAATAAAAGAATTATTTATATATAATTTCAGAGATAAATTGAGAGACAACAAATACGCTGATGATGACACAAATATGGAAGAAAAATGAAGATTTAATATGTGGCTGAAAAAAGAGCACCGAAAAAAGAGCACTAATATTATTTGCTCTGTTTTTTATTAAAAACAAATATATAATAAGTCTAATATGACAGATATTGACACAAATGTTTCTAATTATACTTTATCCGAATTATTAACTATAGTTGAAATAGAAAATGAAGATATTAATTATGATGACATATTAGATAAAACAAACCATTTAATTAAGAAATTTAAAGTGAAAAATCCTATTTTATCCAATTTTTTTAAAGAGGTTCAAATGCAGTTATTACAATATGCACAAGATTTAGAAGTGGACTCTGATGATGACACTAGTGGAAAAATTGTTGTCACTCCAAGAGATTCTTCGATAGAAGGTTTTGGAAATATGAGCAATGAAGCCATATATCCTGCTGCTGAAAAGCAAATTACTGATTGGTATGAAAACGAAAATCTTACCCAGAGTGACCAAAATCAGGAAAATAAGATTACCCAAAGAAAACAAAAAATAGGTGTTTTTGGGAATCAACATGCACCCATGAAACGCGAACAAATTGCTACAACAGATACGTTTACTTTACCTGTAAAACAAGATTCATTGAATCCGAATTTAAAAAATACGATAACTCGTTTTGTGAACTTAGATAGTCAATTTAGACAATATACGAGTGGTTCAGAGTCTAGTTCTACAAATTATACGTTTGACCTCTCGGATACATTAAAAAATGCCTTAAGTTTGAGTTTATATTCCTATCAGATACCGTTTAGTTGGTATGTAATTGACGAAGCGTATGGAAATACGTGTTTTTGGGTAGTGGACACTAGTTCAAATAATACGATTCCAGTATCAGTTCCGTCAGGCAATTATAGTCAAACTGGTTTTCAGACGCAGTTAAATACGTCGTTTCAAAATGCTGGGTTTTCCACTCCAGCTGTTTCAGGTTATGTGGAGGCGGATAATCCAGTATATTATAATTCCAATAATGGTAAAATAACACTATTTTTATATGATGGCTCATTTAATGACCCAGAAGGGGTTTTGACATCGTTTACGATTACAAGTGAAACATCTATTGTATTTTACGATTTTACAGGAATTTTACAATGTAATGTAAGTTGTGCTAGCAATATTAATCACTATTTTAATAACACGTTAGGTTGGATAATGGGTTATAAATTACCGTATATTAATATTGACCCTAGCGGCAACACCGCTTCTTCTGTATTAGATTTAAATGGAACCAAATATTTAATACTTGTTTTAGATGACTACAATCAAAACCATGTTAATAATAGTTTGGTGTCTATTTCACAATATTCCAATAACTTAAAAATACCTTCTTATTATTCACCTGATTTACCCTATACTTGTTTAACACCTGCTCAACAAGGTAATAATTTAAAAGAACTGGTGGATAGTGTTGTTTTACAGTCATTGTTTGATAATCAAACAGTAAATGCTCAAAATGGGCTATTAATCGCTGGAAAATATGAAGATGACTATGCCGCAACACAAATAGTTCTGCCTAGTGCACCACGAACACTTACACGTGCTCAAATTTATACCATTAATGAAATAAACAAAAACAATAATAACTTGACAAATTACTTGGCGAAAGCACCGACATCTTCAGATATTCTTGCTATTATACCAGTGAAAACATCTACTGGAGTTCCAACTGGTTCTTTACTCGTAGAATTTAGTGGTTCTTTACAAGATAATACGAGAGTGTATTTTGGACCTGTGAATATAGAGCGAATGGCTATTAAATTATTAGATGATAAAGGAAATGTTTTGAATTTAAATGGCAATGATTGGTGCTGTACTTTTGTATGCGAATGTTTATACCAATACTAATGATTGCGATAATATATCACCATAATATATGAATATATTAACAGAATTATTTGATAAAGTTGGAATGTTTGGCCCTGTAATATTATATTTTTGGTCCATTCATCTTTTATGGAATAATCATAATCTATTTTTTTACTACAACATTGGGTTTTTTGTAAATGCGCTTTTAAATTTAATTATAAAAGGTATAATACAGCAGCCTAGACCTTCAGAAGACCCCAAAACGTTTCATTTAGCGTTAACACGTGGTAAACGTTTTTTGTTTAAAGATGGTATTCCACACGATATATTTGGTATGCCTTCTGGACATGCACAGTCTTCACTTTTTTCAACAATATTTATTTATCTCTCTTTCAGGAAACAGAATTTGTTGTATGCTTATTTACTAATGTCCTTTTTGACAATGATTCAACGCGTTATATACAAACACCATACCATTTTACAAGTTATAATTGGTGCGGTAGTAGGATGCGGTTTTGGATATTTTGTATACTTCTTAGCAAGAGAGAAAATAAAAGGGCACATTACAGAAAAACCAGATGATTATGGACCTTTATAATACATATTGTGACAAATATTGTTAAAAATATTAGTGTAAATATAGATATAAAAATTTGTTATCATTATTTTATACAATGATAACGAATTGTTTAATTATCAATTTAGATACTAGAAAGGACCTATGGGATAATTTAGAGAATTTTAGAACCACGTGGACAAAGGAAAATAAAAAAGTGCAACGTATTCCAGGGGTTGTTTTACAAGATGGGAACAACCTATTATTGCAATTGATAGCAGCAAATAGAATTAACATAAATGGAAATGGATTTAGAAAAAATAAGGCGTCGTTTTTTGGAGAAATTGGTTGCTTTATGGGTCACTATAATTGTTGGAAATATATAGTAGATAATAATTTAGACAGTTGTCTAATACTGGAAGATGGGGTGGAGTTTTTACGCGATGATTTTACAAATCTTAAAATAAACAAGAATCTCCATATCTTATTCATTAATGAAGAAATGAACCAGTTTGATGCAAATAAAAATTTTGTAGGATACGGCTTGCAGGGTTATGTTGTTACAAAAAAGGGAGCTACTTTATTATTAAATAAGTGTCAATCAATGATAATCCCTATAGATTTACAAATACGTCATTTATGTAACACAAAGGAGTTAGTCGCATCTGCGTTGTCTACTCCATATGTAAAACGCAATAATAGTAGAATGTCTTCTATTGATAATTCAGTAACCAATATGGATAATCTGAATGAAAAACAAGATACAAATAGCATATTTCAAAGATTGCTTATAAATTTAAGAAAAAACAATATAAATTTGGATGATTATTTATAATATAAAAATAGATAATACAGTTTTATATTATACTTTCTTCACACGATACTCGATGTCCTAAATAATATAAGTGGTCGTCTGTGTTTGTTTTAATTAGACTATATTGGTCTGCACATGTAGGGTCTTCGCACTCTGTTTCACTACACATGTTTAGTTTCCCATCGACATTTTCAAAAATCTCTCTACAACTGTGATAATAACCGAATCCATCTGTTGGCGGAACATGTGGAACCATGTCCTTATTATGAGTTATTCTATAATATTCACTTATAATTGTATTGACAAAGGATGCGTATTTACTATCCCCTACGCGCGGTTGACCAAAGTTATATAACTTTGTTTTTATTCCATTTCTTTCTAATTCCATAGTGAGTAATTGTCCACAAGAAGCACCGTATGAATGACCTGTAACTAGAACCGAATATGTTGGATATATATTTTGTAAGGTTTTAACCGCACTTATGGTATGATTACTTACCCCTAGAGCTGAACGATAAAACCCATTATGCACCTTACAATCACATTCTGGATATGTAGTGTATTCAACCTTTCTCACTTCTAAATCATCTAGCCAATTCATTTTTGAGGATGACCCTCGTATTACGACGTAAATTGTTTTAGTAGAGGCTATAATACCTATAAAACCTTGTAAATCAGTGCTGCTATCATATAAGGTATCCTTATAAACAAAATCAGCTGCAGGACCACTTAGCCGCATTGTTTCATATTTTTCTTTTCCACAATAAGCCGCCCCACTTAACCACACGCTAGTGTTCAGTTGAACTAAATCTATTTGTAGCGAATTAGTCAAATATAAGAATGATACACAAAAAAATATTGTCGCAAACATGTACAATAAATATATAGATTATCTATATATATTTATTATTGTTTGATTGTATTTATTTTATCGACTTCTTTTTCGAATCTTTTACATTCTATATAATGATGGGCGATTCTAGCTTTTGCAATTTCCTGTTTGATTACTTTAAATCTATAAAATAACTTATCCAGATTCTCTTCAATTAGTTCTATTTCTGCGAAATTTTTATTCATTATATATACGTTATTTTCATTTTTATAATAATTTTTCTGTAAGATATCTTCGCTTTTCTGAAATTCGAATTTAAATTTATAAAATTTCTCTCCAATTGTTGCACAAAATTCTTTCATAACTTCTGTTAATTCTTGTTCACTGTCTTCTTGGTTTATAATAATTTGGTCGTCCAGATTATTAAATAAAGGAGTTGTTTTAATTTGCCGAGACATATATTGATATAAGTGTATATATTTTGAAATTTACATATTTTTATTATTTATAAAATATTTTCTAAATTATATAATATTGCATTATATAAATGGTGTGCACACGAGATGTTAGTTATCAAAATTCGTATGGAAGTCAACCAGTTACAACTATTTTACATAGATGTGTTAAAAATAAGGGTTATTTACCTAGTTTTACACCAGTGATTTCGAATCTCTCGATAACAACTAGTGTAACAGGTGTGTATTCTCTTGTTTATATTAATGGTTCTAATTTTAATCCGCCATGTAATGGTGTTACATTTGTTAATTTTGGTTCTTTTAAGAATTTACCTGTAACATTTTACAGTTCATTCGATATATCTTTTGTTGTTCCGCTAAATGCACCCACTGGAAATTATGATGTGGTCGTTTGTAGTGTATATAATAATAATTTTAGTCCAGGAGTAAATCAGAATTATACTGGTAATACGAATTATTCAAATTCAGTTATATATACAATAACATAAAATATTATTAAAATATATATGAAGTATTTCTATCTATATATATTTATTATTGTTTGCATACTTTTCACTGTTTCTTATTTTAATACAATTACAACTAGTAATATAGAGTCGTTTAATGCTGAAAAACAAACATTTATTTTATTAGGTGATAGTATTTTTAAAAACGACGCATATGTCTCACACGGTGAAAGTGTAGATGAAATGCTTAAAAATAAAACAAATGGCAAAACACTTTGTTTAGCTGCGGACCATTCAAAAATAGTAGATGTGTATGAACAAATTAGCAATATACCTGATAAATTAAATGACAATTTAACAACCGTCTTTCTCTCGATTGGTGGAAACGATATATTATCCCATTATGTCGATAAAGAGAGTGATAGTACAAATACAAGTATTTTGCGTGTTATGTTATCATCATATAAAAAAATAATACAAAATATTCAAAATAAGATACCGAAGGCAAATCTTGTTGTTTTAGATATTTATTATCCTGAAAATATGAAATATAAACAATATCATTCAGTAATAAATGAATGGAATAAAATGCTTTATAATTATGCAGGTGATTCAAAAAATCGAATAAATGGTGTTTTAAAAATTAGTAATATTTTAACCCAAGCAGAAGATTTTTCATTTGGTATAGAACCGTCTGCCATAGGAAGTAAAAAATTGGTAGATTCGATTTTAACTAGTTATTGAGGTATCGAAATTAAGCCAATTTATCTACATAATTGTAGAGATAATGCGATATTTTGCTTCTAATAAGGTCCCTTCACGTGAAGTGACTGTTGATGATTTTTTGTTGGGAAAAGTTTTTTGAAAAATCGATTTTGGACATTTTTTTTGTCCATTTTTGAAAATCCAAAATATTTTATGGCGAAAAACGTGTTTTGTGACCATAATTGAATTTTATGGTCTGGTCGCTAAAAAAAAATTTTTTATTTTGTGACGATAAAATTTTTTATTTTTGCGGAAAAAGACTTTAAGTTTTTTTCGGTTTCCATTATATGGAAATTAAGGAAATAAAAAAACTTAAAAAAAACTTACCTCGATTTTTTTGTGAAAAATGTGACTTTAAATGCTATATGAAAGTTGATTGGTTAAGACATACGTCCACACCTAAACATTCAACATGCTCTGGTGGAAATGGGTCGGAAATAAAAAAACTTAAAAAAACTTACTTTTGTGATTGTGGCAAAAGTTTCGCAACAAACTCTGGATTATGGAAACACAAAAAAATTTGTCTTGAAAATACATGTGAAGTTGAAAAATCTGAAGTCGAAAAATCGGATAAAATTCAAGTATATAACAACGAACTTACAGAACAAGAACTAATTGATAAAGAACTTACAGACAAAGAACTTATAATGATGTTGATAAAACAAAATAGTGAACTATTGGAAGTTTTAAAACACGGAACGACTAACATTTCAAATAATACAAACTCTAACAATAAAACATTTAATTTACAATTCTTTTTAAATGAAACTTGTAAGGATGCTATGAACATAATGGATTTCGTTGATTCTATAAAGTTACAATTATCAGATTTAGAAAATGTCGGTAAACTAGGTTATGTGGAAGGAATATCTAATATTATTACAACAAACCTAAAAGCATTAGATATAACACAAAGACCTATTCATTGTACTGATAAAAAAAGGGAAACCATTTATATTAAAGATGAAAATAAATGGGAGAAGGAAGACGAAACAAAGAAGAAATTACGAAAAGTTGTAAAAAGGGTCACTACGAAGAATCAAATGCTAATTCAAAAATTTAGAGAGGCCTATCCAGATTACAGGAAAGCTTCTTCCAAATATTCTGACCAATATAACAAGATAATAATAGAATCTATGGGAGGAGCTGGTGATAATGATGCTGAGAAAGAGGATAAAATTATTAGAAAGATAACAAATGTAACTACAATTGATAAAGAAGACCTAAGATAAATGACAGTCGTAATAATACACTTTTTCACGAATATTTTATGTTAAAAATATAAATATAAAATATTTCCCTTTATTATAAATGGAAAAAGGGTTGTGTTATGTTCCAGTATCAATAGGTGAATTATATGATAAATATACTATTTTACAAATTAAACAAGAAAGAATAGAAAATGAAAATAAATTAGTTATAGTTAAAAAAGAATTGGATTATCTGAAAACATATGTAGACAAATTTAATTTGGATGCATTACTGATAACAGAGATAAAAGAAATTAATGAACAATTATGGGATATTGAAGATAAAATAAGAGATAAAGAGAGAGCAAAAGAATTTGACGATGAATTTATATCTTTAGCAAGACAAGTCTATATAACAAATGATAAAAGGAGCGAAGTTAAAAATAAAATAAATTTAGCTTTAAATTCGGAATTAACAGATATAAAAAGTTATGCAAAATATTAGGATAAATATATATAAATAAAGTTGTATATATTTATATATGAGCAAAGAGGTTAAAAGTATCTATAAAACTATAGATGAGCATGTGAAAAATTTGGACTATGAAAAAGTAATAGAAAATTACAATAAAATTATAGAGTTAAATCCTCCAGATATAAACAAGTATTATAGAGAATTAGGTGAATTATATGAAAAACAAAGAATGATTTACAAAGCGGTAGAGTGCTACGTGAAAATTTTAAAAACAGAAACAAATATTTCAAATATTGGCGTATTAACAAACCAAATAGGGTCTTGTTATTTTAATATACAGCAATTTAAATTGGCAATACATTATTTTAAAAAGGTTTTATTAATAAAAGAAATACCAGACGTTTATGTAAATATTGGTTTATCTTATATTGCTATGCATAATTATGCCGATGCTGAAACAAATTTGTTACGAGCATATGAACTAGATAAGGGTAATAACAGAGCCACTAGCTCATTAGGTGATATGTATTATTATACAAAAAAATATAGAAAATCATTAGAATTTTATAAAAAACATAAAATACCAAAGGATGATTACGTACATTTATATAATTTATCATTTACTTACTTAGCGCTTAAAGAGTTTAAAATGGGGTTTGAATTGTATGAAAATAGACTAAAATTTAATAACACTAACAAACAGACAGGATTGAAAGACCGATTAGACGTGCCATTAGAATATTGGAATGGAATAGATAAATGCAACAGTTTATTAATAGTAGCAGAACAAGGATTAGGAGATAATATGCAATATTATAGGTTTGTTATCGAGTTGTCAGAGAAATATCCAGATATGAAAATAACTTTTTTTTGCAAACAAGAGTTGGCACATTTATTTAAAACATACAATAACATTCAAATTATCAAAAATTTGACAGTGATGCATTTTGTGAATTATGAATTCAAACTATATATCATGTCTCTACCAAAAATATTAAATTTATCACACATTGTTCCAAATAGTATAAATTATATAAATGTCGATGAAACCAAGCTTGAACTTTGGAAGGATAAAACGTCACATTTAAAAAAATGTAAGGTTGGATTTGTGTATAATGGTTTGTTATCTTCATTCATAGAAAAATATATACCTTTGAAAAAATTTGAACTATTGTGCGATTTGGATATAGATTTGATATGTATACATAGAAAATCAGATATCGAAAAGGACTTGAATGATATACCTTTCAAAGACCGTATTCACTATTTCGATATTGATAAAGAAAAACCATTTGAAGACACTATTCATTTATTGAAAAATTTAGATTTGTTAATAACAATTGATACTTTTATAGTACATCTAGCAGGTATTTTGAATGTTAAAACGTGGTTATTATTAGGGAAATCCGAATGGCGATGGTCGGATGACCCAAATAAGACATATTGGTATGATTCTGTAGAATTGATAAGAACGAATGAAAATGAAGAACTGAGTGATTTATTAAAAAATGTTAAAAATAAATTAACCCATTTGATAGAGTCTAAAAATGAAAATATATAAAACGACTCGCATTTTATTTTACACGATAATACATGAGAAGTTGATAACTTTTAGTAAAGTTCCATTCTAAAGGAGTGCCGTCATAATCATTCGTCCCTTCAAATTGCCAATCAACATCAGTATTCATTTTATGTTTCCATTCTAAAGGAACAAGACGATGAAAGCTCATACCATCATATCCCATTTCTTTACCTTCGCATGTAATTGTTGTGCAAAAATGTTGTTTTGAAATATCTCTCACAACGGCACTATCTATTTGATATTTACCATTGTTTACTATAAAAGAGAGAGGTTTTTTATCGAATTCTCCAGCCATTTCGTCATATACTTCGAGAACAATGATATGTGGTAAATGTGCCATTTTTTGAACAGATTCTACAATTTTGTCTTTCCATTTACTGTTAGCACCTCTAATGAATAACATTTGAATAGAATTATTATTTAGGTAATTGATAATACTTGTGTAATATAATAGTGGATTACCTGCTTCATCTATATCAACAATATAAGGATATTTGTTCTTAAATGATTTTGGAATACCCTTATATAACAAATGTATAATACTGTTTGTGTTTAATTTATAAGCATATTCGTTACCAGTCAGACACGCATCTATACCAAAATTTAGAAGAGCAAATGCATTGCGTAATTTATCTGGTATAACAGAGCCGTCCTTTTGTTTACCTTCTATCATAAGCTGACGTAAAAAATGGAAAAATTTGCGTCCTTTATCGCTAACGAAAAACGTAACAAACATTGCGTTAAACCAACAATTGGACTGTGATTGTATTGGAGGGATTATTTTTGAAATATCAATATGTTTATCAGCGGCTAAATTTTTTAATAAAAAACGTTTCGCTTCAGGCATATAATAATAAAAACATTTCTTGTCATACAATGAACCAGCAATTCCGATTTGTAAAGGTTCTTTTAGATTAAATGCTGCCTCAATGTTACAATCTAACAATTCTTTTCGTGGAATAGATTTTAATGTGACTAATTCATTGTTAATAGTTGGCGTGTATGAATGTGATTTTATTTTACCTGCGATTCTATTGCTCATTTTACGGACTTTAAGTGAAGTTTTACTAGGTATTATAATCTCTCTTTTATGCTTAACAGTTTTGTTGTGTTTTCTTTTTAAATGATTCTTGTGATTTTTTGATTTCTTCATATAAATAAATAATATTTTATTATTATAATGGGAGCAGGAATTTTACCGACAACAATACATAATGGAAAACTATACTTTTTATTCGGTAAAGAAGGAAAATATGAGGATTCTGCGCCTGGTTTCTCTGATTTTGGGGGTGGAACAGATAACAACGAAACCTTTTTAGAAACCGCTATAAGAGAAGCTGGTGAAGAATTTACAGGGTTTTTAGGTAACGCTACGGATATTCGTAAAATGTTGCGTAAACATGGTACTTATACTATAGACCACAAGACCGACGGTCATTCTACATATCGTATGCATATTTTTCCATTTGAGTATAATCATTGGTTGCCGCATTATTATAATAATAATCAACGTTTTCTACAAAAACGTTTACCAGTAAATGTGTTTAAAACCACCAAGATTTTTGAAAAAGCAGAAATAAAATGGGTTTGTGTTGATGATTTAAAAAAAATGCGTTCAGAATTTCGCTGTTATTTTCAAAATGTGATTGATATGATGCTTAATCAAAAAGAAAGCATAAAATCTTTCGTTAAAAAGGGTTTGAGAAACGTAAAAAAAAGCACCAAAAAAAAGACACTTAAAAAAACACTGGCGGTAAGAAAAAATAATACACGTAAATATAAATGAAGGTAAGTCACACAATGGTTGTTATGTTTGTGGGAAGTTTCTTGATACAATATTTTTTAATGCCTCCAATTATGGTGAATAATCGTGCGGAAATAACAAACAACATAGGTAAGGTGTACATGTCTGTAATAATGGCTTTATTTATGGTTTTATTAGAAGTAATAATGCATGACCATCAATATCACGTTTTAAGTGTAAATTTATATGTAAGTTTGATAGCCAGTTTAGGTTTATTTATCTATTTATATAGAAAGCAAATTGCTATAAAAGATAAACAATATTTAGAGGGAATGATAGAACATCATTCTATGGGTATTTTAACTAGCGAGGAAATTTTGAAAAAAACCGATAATTACGATGTAGCAAAATTAGCCAAAAATATTATTCAAACACAAAAAGATGAGATAGTAACAATGCAAACATTATTAGACAAATCATCTTAAACGGAACCATAATATATTTTAGATTCATCCATCTCACAATGAACTTTAGGTGGTGAAGGCCATTCGGAATAGGCAATTGCCTTACTAGTTGGTCTCTCTAATGACAATAGTTCTTTTAATGCTTTTATTCTTCTCTCTAAAGGGTTCATTTTTAAGGGTAATTTACGAGACAAATGTTTCCAACGCCATTCAAATTGAAGAGCTGCTTGCCAATCTGGGAATCCTGAAACATGTGCAGCCCTGTTCCAATTCTCTCCTTGTGATACTTTAATACCTGTAGCATGAGCACCACCTTTGATTTCTTTATTATGTTGTCTTAAACGACGTTCTAAATCAACAGTGGCGCCTACATAGGTATTTCCATTTGTTGAAACTAACAAATAAACATACGACATGATTTATTATATTTAATAATAAATATATTAAATACTTTATAATAAAAAATAATAAATGGATAAGGTAGCTTTTATAACAGGAATAAATGGCCAGGATGGTTCGTATTTGGCCGAATTATTATTAGAAAAGGATTATAAAGTATGGGGTATAATAAGGAGGTCGTCTAATATTGCGACCACCAGAATAGAACACATCTTTCATAAACTAATTTTAAGATACGGAGATTTAACAGACAGTTCAAATCTATTAAATATTTTAATGGAGATTAAAAACACCTATCCAACCATGGAAAGATTAGAGATTTATAATTTGGGTGCCATGAGTCATGTAAAAATTTCATTCGAGATGCCAGAATATACTGGAGATGTGGATGCTATGGGAACATTGCGTTTATTAGAGTCGATAAGGACGAGCGGTATTCCTCTAGAAAAAGTGAGATTTTATCAGGCATCTACTTCTGAAATGTTTGGTAAGGTTGTTGAAGTGCCACAAAGGGAAACCACTCCGTTTTATCCTAGGTCACCTTATGGTGTAGCCAAACTATATAGTCATTGGATTACTAAGAATTATCGTGAATCGTATAATATGTTTGCATGTTGTGGCATTCTTTTTAATCATGAAAGTCCTAGAAGAGGTCATAATTTTGTTACTCGAAAAATAACAATAGCATTAGGTAATATTTTAAAAGGAAAGCAGGATAAATTGGTATTGGGGAATATAAATTCATTAAGAGATTGGGGTCACGCAAAAGATTATGTAGAAGGTATGTGGCTAATGTTACAACAAGCGACACCTGAAGATTATGTTCTCTCTACATGTGAATATCATAGTGTTAGAGAATTTGTGGAGAAGGCGTTTGCATTGAAAGGTTTCAATATTAAATGGAAGGGGGAAGGTGTAGAAGAAATTGGTTACGATACAGTTAGTGGTAGAGAATTGATATTTATATCGGAAAAATATTTTAGACCAGCAGAAGTAGATGAATTACTGGGTGATAGCACAAAGGCACGAAATGAACTAGGTTGGGTGCCAAAATGCAGTTTTGAAGAATTAGTAAGAGATATGGTTGAATGTGACTGTGAATAGTTATACATAAATAGATGATTCATATATTTATGTATTATTTGCGAATATTTGGATAATTTTGTGTAAACCACGATATGGTATTTTGGAGTCCCTTTTCTATTTTGGAGAAACTGAAATCTGGATTATATTTACGAAATTTTTGATTGGACGCAGTTTTTTTATATTGTCCATCAGCTTTGGTTGTATCAAATTCTAAAAATGTTTCATAATCGAATTCTCTCGCTATAATCCTAGCAACTTGTTCAATAGATATTTCATCTGCTTCATCTGTGGCCAAAATAATAGGTTCAGATTCATTATATTCTTCTAGAACCCACATTATATTTTTGGCCAAATCTTCTGCATATATAAATTGTCTCAATGGTGTTCCAGTGCCAGAAACAATAAATTTTTCTCGCTTTTCTCTCGCCAAAAAACACTTATGAATTAGTGCAGGTATAACATGTGCATCATTTAAATTAAAATTATCATATGGTCCATAAATATTGGTAGGAATAATACAAACAAACTTATCTCCGTATTGTTTATTATAGGAATTACATAAGGTTTGCACGATTCTTTTCGAATATGCATAGCCTTCATTGGAAGTATGAGGTGGACCATTATGCAAGTCGTTTTCAGAAATAGGATATGTAGTTTTATCAGGAAAAATACAGGTAGATAAACAAGCGATTAATTTGTCGACTTTAACAAAATGAGCCGCTTTAACTACATTTAAATTTATAAGAAGATTTTCTTCCAACATTTGCACAGGGTTTTCCATATTTTTAAATAGTCCACCAACATTCGCGGCTAAATGAATTACATAATCTGGTTTATTTTCCATAAAATATGCCAATGTAGAATTATAATTCAATAAATCGCAATGTTTTCTCTCTACATAGATAAAATTGTATTTTGTTTCATAATCTTTAGAAATAGTTTTAATGGCAGAACCAACTAATCCAGTGCCTCCTGTTATCAAAACATTTTTCATTATAACAATATAGTTAAAATTTTTTTAACTTATTTATAAATTACATAAATATAACCATATATAATATGTATTATGTCGTTAAAAACAATAAATTTAACTATTCCAGAAAATAAAAATTTATTGTCAGAAATAACTAGCTTCACTCCAGAAGAGAATTATTTAATGTTAAAAATAGGAAGTAGTTGTTTATTAGAAGGTCGAAAAGTAGTGGCTGGACTCACTCAAAAAGAGATTTATCAAAAAATAAGGGATGAATCAAAGGACGAAATCCAAAAATTGGAATTAGATATACTAATGGAAAAGGAACTTATGAAAAAGATGGAAGAGAGAATGGCAAAAATGTATGAAGTGCAAATAGTAAAATTAGAAAAACAAAACGAAATGTTAAGTGGACAATTAAAAACATATGAAAATGAAAACAAAGATTTAATTAAAAAAGAGGTCGACAAGATTAGAGAGAAATATGATTTACTACTTGAGCAAAAGGATAAACAATTGGATAAGATGAATGAAAATTATGAAAAAATGTTAATACAATCTCATAAAAGCACATCACATAAAGGTTCTGATGGCGAAAAAACATTTTGTGAATATGCCGACGTATTTATAGATTTTAAGGGTTTTGAAATAATCGATAAACATACGCAAGGTGGAGCTGGAGACTTCCATTTACATTTTGAAGAATTTGATGTATTAGTTGACGCAAAAAATTACAAAAAGAAAGTTCCTGTTGACCAAAGAGAAAAAATTAAAAAAGATTTGCAGAAAAACGAACATTTACATTTTGCTTGGTTAGTTTCTCTCAATACATCTATAGAAAAATATGATAAGGCGCCAATAATGTATGAATGGATTAATACTACCCAATGTATAGTGTATATAAATAATCTCTCGAGTTTTGAAGACCCCAAAAAGATTTTAAGAATAGTTTGGTTTACATGCAAAGAATTATACAAATTAATAGAAGATGTTAATTTGGATGAAACAGAGTTAACAGAATTGAGAGAAAAGAATTTTAAACTGATGGATAAAGTGAAAGGTATACGAAAGACAATAAGAGAAATAAATACGTCGATGAATGCGACAAGAAATTTAATTCAAGTAATGGACGATGAATTAAGAGGTATATTAGAAACAGAAACAACCGAAATAGTGACTTCAAATATATCTCTCTTTGATGATTGGTGGATTAGAAATATTGAAACGATTGGTGGTGAAATAGCGGTTTCATCTACTGATTTATGGAGTAGATTCAAACAAGAAAACAAAAATATTATAAATGAAATGGATATAACAGGTGATAAATTTAAGCAGTATATAAAGTCAAAAGTGTCTTTATCGTGTATTATCCTTAGAAATAAAAATATGAACTCCGCGTTTGATATAAAAGGTTTAAGAATGAAAGAGTTTGAAAATACGGTTGTTGAAGAAAAGATAGAATTGGAACTAAATGAAGAGATTTTAAAAAAGAAAAGGATTGTAAAGAAATCAAAAGTATAGTTAAATGGAAAATATCTAAAAATAAATTAAATTATATATGCAGCGATGAATTTAAAACAAAAATTAAAAACTATAATGAGATTAGAAGACAAAATAATTGTAAAAACATGCAGCATGAAACCGAAAAGTCTAAAACAGATGTCAATTTATCAAATATAAAACAAAAAATAAGAGAGAAAATATTAACAGCAATTTAGCTTTCTATGTATTTAGGAAACGCCTAAACGGCTAAGGGCTTGCCCTGTTTCCTAAATACATAGCGCCTAAATTTGACGTCGCTGGACGTCAAGTTGATATCGATATAGCCGCATATTATATTTGTCATCAGGTTAGTGTGCTAATTCGTGTGCGAATAGGCTATAATTAGATTATAATAAATTATATAAAAATAATTTATTATATGTTTTTTATGAACAACGAAGAACTTATACAACAAAATAAACTTTTGATAGAAGAAAATGAAAAATTTAAATTAGAAATAAATGAACTAAATGAAAAATTAAAAAAATACACAAATAGTCGAGGACATAAAAATTATTATGAAAAAAATAAAAATACAGTTATGGAAAAAAGTAAATCATATTTACAAAAATTAAAAGAAGAAAATCCAGACAAATTAAAAGAGTACAGAAAAACAGCTTATTTAAACAGAAAAATTAAAAAAGAATTAGAAGAAAATAAAAATATTTAGGAATTTAAATAGTTTTAATTAAAATTATTTAAATAAAAATTTCCTTATTTAATATAGAATGAGTGAAGAAGTAATGTTAATTAATTTAAAGTTTGAAAACAAATTTGGAGATGAATTTTTTAAACAAATAAAAGGTTATGATGACATTTTATTTGAAGACAGTATATTTATTTCAAATTATGGTGAAGTATATAATAAAACCCAAGATAGACTATATGACTATGAAAATTCATCTATAAATTTAAAAATAAAAAATGGTCCAATTAGGGGTTTTAGTCGTTGGAATTTAACTACATATTGTTTTAGCATTTCTAATAGTGATTATGAAGCAAAGAGACGATCAAAAAAAATAAGTTATGGTTGTAATGTGTTAGATAGAAAAAAGTGTGAAAACTTAAACGTTAAATCAGAAATTAGAAAACAAATCAAATCGGATAATAAATTTAATGAACATAAATGTAGAGTAATAGATGATTCAATATTATTTAATAAAGATCCAATAGATATAGAAATACAAAATTTAGGATTAGAGTTGAGTAAATATAAGTATTTTTATGATGAAATTATGAATCAAAAATTGAATCTTGAAATAAAAATTAGAGATATTGAAGAAAAAATAAAATCAATAATGGAAAATGACAGTAAATATAAGAATACAATAATCTACATGATTAGACCAAAACATAACAATTTTTATATGTATGTTGGACATACTACAGATAAAGATAGAAGACTAAAAGAACATATCAGATCTACCGAAATTGATAACACAAAGCTCTATAAAACTATTAGAGATACAGGTGGTTGGGAACATTGGGAAATGATAGTTATATCAAGTTACGTATGCAACTGTAAAGAAGAGGCTTTAAAGATAGAGCAAGAATGGTGCGAAAAGTTGAGACCAAATTTGAACAGTATATCGCCGTTTGCATAATTTAATCAATAATTATTATATTATCATCACATTATCGTGTGGAATATGTATAATAATATCAATATAACATCATAACCAGTGTCAGACTGTCATCGTCACAAAAAAAACAATTAAATGTTTGGCGCGCAGACCATTTGTCGTCACAAATCTAACATACCATTAAGCCCACACCTATTATGATGTGGAACCAAATTGAGCGCTACATCTAGCACAGCATCATCGTCACAATGCGTTTATTTGTAAAAAATATAATAT